GAATAGATTCTCCCCTAGCTTGGCTAGTTTCTTTTTAGTTTTACCCAGAGTATTTATACCCGCTAGGGCTAATAACTCTCTTCTTAGCTCTGGATTATTCTCCATAAGAGATTGGAATTTCTCCTCTCCTCTACAAAGAATCTCTTCTTCCCCCTTTTTCTTTATGGAACCTGAAGGGGCTTTTATCAATATATCATTATCTATGAATACATCTAATAAGTTGTAGTACCTATCAAAGCCAATCTCGTGGTATTTGGGATTATTGTATATGGGTGCTCCCTTAATGGTCTCTCTAGGAGGGGCTACTTTGTTCTTTATAGTTCTAATGGAGGTTACCTTTCCAAGTTTCCTCTCCTTGGATCCCACCTTTTTGGTTATTGATTTACCCCCATAGAATCCTATCCTTTGTGAAGCATAGAACTTTAAAGCAGCTCCACCGGGAGTAGTATCTGGGTTTTCAAACATACCAGCTTTTAAGTTTTTCCTCAATTGATTAATATATATCTGGGTAACGCCCAGCTGATATAACTGTTCATTCCTGATCCTGAACATTTTATAAATAGCCTTAGCCCTATTACCCATATCAGCGGAAGCCGAGGACATTTCTGAGTCAATATTAGCTTCAGTATCCAGAGCTGCCATGGAGTCCAATACAAGTAGTATTGGTTCATTGTGTACTAGTATGGATCTCCAGTATAGGGTAGCCTGGGCTATCCAATCAGAAATCCTTTCAATGGAGGTCTCCTTTAGTAGCATTACTCTATCTAGGTCTAGCCCATTCTCCTTGGCCCAATCATTGGTGAAGGATTGCTCAGCATCCACCCATAATACAATGCCTCCTAGATATTGGGCACAATATGCAAAATCATAGGACATTAGAGATTTACCTGAGGACTCCTCCCCAAATATTTCTAATATCTTGCCATAGGGTATTCCTCCGCCCAGGACATAGTTAAAAGCCAAAAACCTTGAGGGAAGCCATGGTAACTTAGATTCATCTAATGATGAAGCCATAAAGGTAGTTGGGAAAGCCTTCTGAAGATCCCTTATGCTGGGGATCTTATTAATTTTCTTCTTTGGTGCCATGTTTAGTTGTTGTTTTTAGATGAAAAGAGGAGAACTAGATAAGTAGTCCTCCTCATTGAATTAAAAGGGTAAGTCATTGTAATACTGGGGGTCTAGTGACTCTTTAATTACTTTTTTTTAAGTATCTTCTTCTTCTTGGGTTTTTCCTCTTCATCATCTGATGATACTGAGGAGATATCTCCATCATTTCTTTTCTTGGGGGAATCTTCACCCTCTTCATCCCCACTAGTACCTGAGAGGAATTGGTTTAGGATATCTTCCAGTTCTTCATAGCTCTTTAATTCTTTCCTAAGTAGTTCTTCTAAATCAATGGGTGCTGTAGCCTCTTTTGGAGCTCTAGATTTAGAGCAAGCTCTGCAAGCGTAGGTAGTATCATTTTTACCCTTGCCCTCTCGAGTAATCTTTATATCGTATCCTTCATCTGGATCGGTCATATCACCATAGTCTTCTTCATCCAAATATAATTCTACGATTTCTTGGTAAATGCTCTGGCTTACTATTACACCCACCTCTTTTCTATCTGGATCAATCTCCTTATTAGAACCCTCTTTATATATTGAAGCTCCAATGAGGAATCTCTTCCGTGGAATTAACTTCTTAGCTAGTTCCTTATCATCTGGATCTTTTGAATTCTTTAGCTCCTGGAATTTCTCCATAAAGGGGCATGGTTCTCCTAAAGTGGAGGGTGAATATATAGTGTTTATTCCATTGGCCCCCAGGTAAAACTGAGTTACTTCCATGGCCAGGGCATACTTATCATCTACCCCAGGCCGAATTCTCATTCTTGTAGTACCTTCTTTTATAAAATAAAATGAGGACGTAGAATTACGCCTTTTTAGTTCTTCTCTCTGTTTTAGAAGTCTTTCTCTGATTGAATCTTTGCTCATAATCTTTAAATATTACTGAATATAAATTATCTCTGTTAATGCTAGCACATAGAACTTGTACTTATCTGAATAGTCATGGTTGGGTAAGAATGGGAATACTTCCTTTCCTCCATATATGCCATAGGATATTATACTACCCACTTCTAGTGTGGGGTAATCAAGTCCCGCTTCTTTGGGCAGTGGACCTAGTTGTACTACTCGGGCTTTTTTAGCTACTCCCTCATTATTTTCTGATAATAGGGGGGATAAGATTATACCACTAGAGGTCTTATTGAACTTCTCTGTGGGTACTGCCAGTAGTACTCTACCATTGGAGGGTATACCTCCTTCATTTTTTAATGTCTCTGATAGCTGTAAAGCCTCTTCTTTTGAAATGATATTCATTTCAATGTAGTTTGAATTGCTCATGATTCTTTTCTTATATTAGCTGATAGTGTTTGTAAAAGTCTTTCTCTGTTCTCAAAAGCCCGGCATATTGAAATAAGATTCTCAGCCTGTGAGTTTGCTAAAACATATTTTTTAAGTAAGCCCTGGTACTTAGGATTGATATTAGCCTTATGACTAACCAGATCATTTGATAAAGCTCTATTGGATTCTTTTATGGATACCCAGGCTCTAGAATAAGCCTCATCTTTTTCCTTCTCTAGTTTGTCTCTTTTCCTTATAGCTTTATTCCTTAATAAGGATAGGAAGGAATAACTAGAAGCTGATTGCTTTAATTGGGTATTAATGATATTCTCATTAATGGATAGTTCCCTTGATAAATCAATAGTATATAGTTTACCTTCATACTTTATAGTGAATAAGCTATTCTTCTTAAGTTCATCTATACTAGCCTTCATATTGTGATTTAATTTTATTGTACTCCTCTGAATATAAATTGGGGAAATCCTTTATATCGTACCCCTTATACTTGGCATATTCTTTATAGTACTCTTCTAGGTCAAAAGAGGGATCTAGCATATTGTTATAATTATACCCAGGTATAAATGGTAGTTCCTCAGCCATGGTTCTTCCTATAGTAAAATCCATAGACATATCTACATCATCAATATAGAATCCAAAATACCTTTTAGTATCGGGGTTTCTGCATATATCCCAGATCTGGTGGATAGTATATACATTTATATCTTGGGGTTTAGCATACATGTAGATACTGTCATGTACGGTATCTACCTCTGGCATATTGGGTAATCTCCCTTCCCTCATCTTATGGTAGATTAAGATACTTGAAAATAAAGCCATATCTGAGGCTGCTGATTGACAAGGCGCGTTAAAGCTCTGCCTAGAAGCTGCTAAATGTTTCCCATTATCAGAGGACCAGATCTCGGGGCATCTTCTCCTTCGGCCAAATAAAGAGGTTACATAGCCCTGTTTCTCCATCAGTTTAGTTTGTGTATCCATAAATTTTTTGATTTTAGGGAATTGCTTGAAGAAGTCATTTAGGAAGTCTTGGGCTTCTTCCTTGGATACTACTAGTCCGCTTTTTGGATCGGATAACTGTTCTGATAGTTTTTTTGCCATGATACCATATATAGCTCCAAATACTAAGCATTTAGCCTCTTTACGTCGTATTTTCCATTTCTTATGCTCAGGATGTAAATCATCTTCATAAACCTTCTTTATATTTTCATAATCCTCACTATACTTCTTACAAGCAATTGCCAAGTGAGGATCCCACCCCTGAGAAAAAGCCTTTAATAAAGTTTCATCACCTGATAGATGAGCCATGATTCTTAATTCAGCCTGGGAATAGTCATAGGCTAGGAATAAAGTACCAGGAGGGCATATAAATTGTTTCTTTACATCTGGGTTTACCGTGGTCTTTGGTATATTCTGGCCATTAGGGTTTCTAGATGAAAGTCTACCTGAAGTAGTAGTGTGTAAAAAGAAAGATGGATGTACTCTATGGTCATCTTGGACAAGATCACCTAATGACACCATGAAAGTAGTGTATATAGTTTGAATCTCCCTTAACCCTAATAGATATTCTACAAAACCTGACTTGTCCTGGTCTTTTACAGCTATAAGAGCATCCTCTGAGGTAGCTGGATTCTCAGTAACCCTATTAGTTTTCGCATCTTTGGCAAATACCATGGGCTTTAATCCTAACCCCTCTTTAGAGAATAAGAAGGATCTTAGTTGAGTTACAGACCTAAAATTAAGTTTTTCAAATATCTTCTCCTCAGCTTTAGTCTTAAACTCCCCAGCGGTTACTCTGGCTATTTTTTCCTCTCTAGAAGCCCTTTGCCTATCTGTTAATTTACCCTCTTCCTTTAGCTTGTAGAGCTCCATTTGTAGGTTATGGATGTATTCACTCTTTCTAAGTTCAATAAGCTTTCTTTGATACTTTATAACGGGTTTTAACTCATACATTTTGTTATTAAACTCTTCAATTCTAGCTCCATAGTCCACTACCAACTTCTTATTTAGCTCCTCATCAAATAGCATGCCCTTTCGTTCAGCTTGGGTTAGTAGAAAGGATGCTGGCATTATCAAATGCCTATATAGAGGGTATAAGCCCGTATCCATAAGCCTTTTTTCAAAGAATAAAGTTAACCTGAAAGTGCAATCGGTATCTTGGCCCGCGTATTTGGATAAGGGCTCTAAGGGCTTTTTATCCCAGGGTAATTTGCTGCCCTCATAGTTTTCATATCCTCCAAAGTCCGGTAAATATACATCTACCATTTCTTTTAGTCCATTTGGCCTTTCTTCATTTAATAAGTATTTAGCTAGCATACCATCTAGCATGACCCCTTTTATATTGATACCATATTTATACATAATCTGGTTATCAAACTTAGCATTCCAAGCTATCTTCACAATATGGGGATTTTCTATCACGCTCTCACCAAATCTTCTTAGGACCTTCTTCCAATTATCCTTGAATGGAGAATCAAAGTGTCCCAGGGGTATTATGCATGATGAACCTGGTTGGAAGGATATGGATAGTATAGTGGGGTAAAAACTCTTTTTATACATGGGCTCTGCATTGGTCTCAAAGTCAAATGAGCAATATCCCGTTTCTTTACAGCATTCAACCAATCTATCTATTTCAGGTATAGAAGTTAG